TCTGGCGAGTATGGTCGGAAACGGGAGGAGGAAGAGATAAGACAAATATTAACTCTTTATCGATAAATCTATGTATACAGTAAGGAAACGTCTTGAGATATCAGCGTCTCATCGTTTGAATCTCTCTTATACGAGTAAGTGTGAGAATTTGCATGGACATAATTGGATTGTAATTGTTTGGTGTAGATCTAAGCAGTTGAATCCAGATGGTATGGTTGTCGACTTTGCCCATATTAAGCAAATGATTCAGGAAAAATTGGATCATAAGAACTTGAATGAGGTATTATCGTTTAATCCGACAGCGGAAAATATTGCGAAATGGATCTGTAATCAGATACCTCAATGTTTTAAAGTGATGGTCCAGGAATCGGAGAATAATATAGCGTGGTATGAAAAAGATAAATGAGATTTTTTACAGTATCCAGGGAGAGGGGTATTTTACCGGTACACCGACTGTTTTTGTTCGCTTCTCTGGATGTAACTTGAGGTGTCCGTTCTGTGATACAGAACACAAAGAAGGCAAGATGTTAAGTGATGATGATATTATTGCAGAAATAAATCGTTATCCAGTTTTACATGTTGTATTGACAGGTGGAGAACCTTGTATGCAGGTTACATATGACTTGGTTGATAAGATCAAGGCCACTGGCCGATTTGTTCAGATTGAGACAAATGGAACTTTGGTTCCACCTGTAAATATAGACTGGATTACGTGTTCCCCGAAAGATGGAGGTAAAACTGTCGTGATTAACCCGAATGAATTGAAGGTAGTTTATATCGGACAGGATATGTCGCAATATGATAAATATTCAGCAGGAATATATTATTTGCAGCCTTGTTCCGGTCAGAATACGAAGGAAGTTATTAATTATATTAAAGAGCATCCGAAATGGAAATTAAGTCTACAAACACACAAGATATTGAATGTGCGATAAGAACGATCCTTTCTTTTATCGGTGAGGACCCTTGTAGAGAAGGATTAAAAGGAACACCGGATCGTATCATAAGAATGTGGAAAGAGATCTTTCGTGGATATGATCTGGCACAGGTGCCTAAAATAACGGTTTTTCCTAATGGAGTGGATGGTCTTTCTTGTAATAGTGTTATCGCAGATTCAGGTGGATTTTATTCAATGTGTGAACATCACATGATGCCTTTCTTTGGGAAGTATTGGTTTGCTTATATTCCTAATCCCAAAGGTAAGATATTGGGCATATCGAAAGTTGGTCGTGTTGTTGATTATTGTGCGGCACGATTACAGGTACAAGAGCGATTGGCGAAAGATATCATTGTGATGATTCAAGAAGCGTTAGGTTCGGAATATCCACCTTTGGCAATGGGTATAGTGCTAGAGGGAGAACACTTGTGTAAGTCAATGCGTGGTGTAAAGAAAGAAGGTAAAATGCGCTCTTCTTTCTATTTAGATAATGGAAGTTTACCTGAGTTGAAGGCGGAATTGTTCCGATTCGTTAGTTTTGGTTAGGTATGTCAGAGAAGAATGAAGTAAAAAAGAAAAGTAGGGGGCGTAAGTCTGAATATAGAGAAGAATATGCAGAGCAGGCTCTAAAACTTTGTCTGTTAGGTGCAACAGATAAGGAGATTGCTGAATTCTTCTCTGTTTCGGAACAAACGTTGAATAGTTGGAAGAAGAAGTTTCCTCAATTTCTTGAGTCCTTAAAAAAGGGAAAAGCTGTAGCAGATGCAAATGTAGCATCGAGACTTTATAGCCGTGCGATTGGTTACGATGCCAGAGCGACGAAGTTTGCTACCAATGAGGGTAAGATTACGGACAAGGTGGAATATATCGAACATTACCCTCCGGACACAACTGCCGCCATTTTCTGGCTGAAGAACCGGCAACCTGGCAAGTGGCGTGATAAGAAAGAAGTGGAGAACCAGGTTAAGCTGGGGGATGAATTGGAATCGATGTCGGATGAAGAACTAGCAGCAATTATCCGTGGTGAAAAGGAGTAAGAGAGAAATATTGATCAGGCAGGCGAAGGCTGCGACCATATTGCGCAAACGGGAGGCTCGGAATGATTTCTGGGCCTATTGTTTATATCATGATCCTAAGTTCTTCGCTAAGCGTTTGTTTTTGAAGAAGGTGGCGGACGCATTTACGCGGGTGTACGAATCGTATTTGTCGGGTGTGATTCGTCGGCTGGCCGTCTCCATGCCGCCACGTGCCGGGAAGTCCTATATATCATCCTTGTTCATTTCGTGGATGCTTGGCCATTTCCCGGAAGAGTCGGTCATGCGCAATTGTTGTTCCGATACATTGTATAATAAACTATCTTATGATACACGCGACATTGTCCGCTCTTCCCGGTTCAAAGAGATATTCCCGGATGTGCAATTGCGAGGGGATAAACAGAACGTACATGGCTGGAGCTTGGAAGCTGCCCGGCAGGTGAGTTACTTCGGGGCTGGTGTAGGCGGTACGGTAATCGGTTTCGGTGCGTCTATGTTGGCCATGACCGACGACTTGTATAAAAGTTTGGAAGATGCACTATCTGACACCAATAACGAAAAGGTCTGGTCTTGGAAGCAGGGAACACATGATTCTCGTATCGAGGGAAACTGTTGTTCAATCGACATCGGTACCCGCTGGTCGGCTACGGACGTTCTTGGTCGTATGGAGGAAATGGGGAAGTATGACGAGATTATCCGTATCGCAGCCCTGGATGAGAACGACCGCTCTTTTTGTGAGGATGTGCATACAACGGAGTATTATCACGAATTGCGAGAGGAAACGGACGATTCCATCTGGTGTGCCGAGTATATGCAGGAACCGATCGAGGCTATTGGGTTGTTGTTCCCAAAATCAGAATTGAACCGCTTCAAGCTGGCAGATATCGAAGGTAAACAGCCGGATGGCGTGATCGGTGCTACCGATGTGGCCGACGAAGGAGACGACGATTTTTGTGCACCGATTGCCAAAGTATTCGGTACAAAGTATTTCATTACCGATGTCCTGTTTACGAAAGATAATGTCGAGATTACCGAACCGAAGTTAGTTTCCTTGATTCTTAACACCCGCTGCGACAATATGCGTATCGAAAGCAATAACGGCGGCCGTCTGTTTGCTCTGAATGTCCGTAAGGCTGTAAAGGCAAAGAATGAGAAATGTATCATTCAGGCGAAACCGACAACAGCCAATAAGGATACACGTATCTTGTTGAAGTCTGGTTGGATTAAGAAGCACTGCTATTTTTTGGAAGAGGGCGAGTATAAGAAAGGTTCGGATTACGATCGGTTTATGAAAGCGCTTACCGGATATAAGAAAGAAGGTGGCAATAAACATGATGATGCTCCGGATGGTATGACGATCCTTGCCGAGAATGTAGAGTTCATCGGGTTGTGCAAAAATAATCGGGTACGGCAGGTGGCAAAAGGAAGGTAAATATTATCTTTGTTCTCAAAATAGTTAGTTATGAATGGAAATACTCTATATAAGTATAGAAGTTTGTATAAAGAAGATGGTTCATTGAATAAGTTTACATGGAAACTATTATTTAATGGAGAAATTTATTTGTCTGATTTTGAAAGTTTAAATGATCCTTGTGAAGGTCAAATTATTCCTAGATATAGGGATATTACAAAGGAGAAAATATTGAAAATCCATCCATGGATGGATACTATGCCATATTTCAATGATATTGATTGGAAAAGTGAGGAAGTTGTAACAAGGATACAAGATATATTGACTCCTTCTATTAAAGAAAAGTTAAAGAAGTATGGCGTTTTTTGTGTATCATCTGATTGTGAAAACGATTTGTTATGGGCTCATTATGCGGATTCTCATAAAGGTATTTGTGTTGGATTTGATATAGACAAATTGGAGAAAATATCAGGATATAAAATATATCCAGTTAAGCCAGAACAGAAGAGGCCTGAAGTAGAATTTTCGGATGATGAATCTCATTATAAAAATTTTCTGATAAAAATGTTGACAACCAAACCTATGTGCTGGAAATATGAGAAAGAATACAGGATGGTGGCACTTAGTCCACAGAAACGAAATATATGTTGTTTTGGGGCTATAAAAGAAATTTATTTAGGTTGTCGAATTGAAAAAAACAAAAACTTTAATAGAGAAGATTTTATAAGGCGTTTAAAAAAAGTTCATCCTCTTTGTGTGATAAAAGAGATGAGAGTGAATATTGATACTTTAAAAATTGAAAGTCATCATATTTTAAGTAAATAATTATTTGGCATATATTTTATGAGAAAAAGTATATGCCAAGTATAAACGACATTCTTGCAAATGAAGATTTCGGGCAGGTAGTCAGTTCGTTATGTGTCGATACGATTGAATATCGGGAACCAAGAGAATATTACAAAGAATACCACGGTGAGCGCCGTCGGCGTAAGACTTCTGTCGGTTGGCGTGAACCGAAACGGTTGGCTGTCTATTCGGAAACCTTGAAAGATAAGAATGGTGAGCCGTTACGACTGGAAGATAAGATCGTAGATGTAGCACGTATCGTTACCAACTTCCCGAAAAAGGAAGTGCGTACCTCTGTCGCCTTCTTGTTTGGCGGGCAAATGACGATTACGGGAACTGATCAGAACGATGGTTTTCAAGAATTCAAACGTGTATGGGAACGCCGATTGAAAATGCAATCCGTCTTGAAGTCGTTCGCTCGTAAGGTGCTTTCTGAAAGTAAGGCTGCCCTTGTGTTCTATCCGTATACATCCAAAGGATTAGACGGTAAATTGATTACGGAGTTGAAGGTGAAAACGCTTTCCGTTCCCCATAATGAAAATACTTTCTCTGAATTTTATCCCCACTTCGATGATAACGACGATATGGATGCCTTTATTCATCGTTACCAAGTGAACTCTAATGGTATGATCCGGAACAGTTGTACAATCTGGACAGTAGATAAGATTATTACGGCTATCGATGAAATGGGTGGCTGGGTAATAAAAGAGGTTCCCAATCTATTCGGAAAGATTCCAGTCGTGTATGCAGATGTTTTCCAACCGGAATGGGACGAGGTTGCCGGTATCATGGATGCGCGGGAAATGCGTTTGTCCCGTATGGCCGACACTAACGACTACTTTGCGGAACCAATCTTGAAAACGTATGGCGATTCCGATTTACCTTCTAAGGAAACAACCGGGAAAGATCTTAATTTCCCCATTAAGGTCGATGAAGTATCTGGCAAGGAATATCATGGCGATGCCGATTATTTGACATGGACTGGCTCCCAGCCATCTGTAGATAAAGAATTGGAAGAAACGAA